AACGAGGGAGAAGTGCCCGTCACGTCGGGAACGTGGGCGCGCTTTGCGATCCAGTGGGCCGAGTCGCGCGCCGTGAGCTTCGGGCGCGTGCCGCGGCACCGTCACCCCGGCGCGATCAGGGCCTCGGTGCATACGCCCATGGAATCCGGCGACGCTCGAGCCCGTGAGATCGCCGACGTGGCGACGTCGGCGTTCCGCGAGGTCGATGACGGCAGCGTGACATTCAGGACGCCCTACGTGTCAGCCGTGCGACGCGATGAGGCGTGGTGGCGGATGGACGTCACCGTGCCGTTCGAGGTGGACTGCGAATGAACTGGGAGACGCTCGGCAACGAGATGCGGGATCACTGGGCAGCCGCGATGCCCCTGGTGCCGACGCAGTACGACAACGCGCCGTTCACGCCTCCGACCGGCACCGCCTGGGCGCGCGTCGTGGTCCTACAGGGGCAATCAGACGTCGCGGAGCTCGGGCACAAGAAGCGCTACCGCACGCCGGGTGTCCTGTCGGTGTCGATCTACTCGCCGCTCGAGGCGGGCGACGGGGACGCGCTCGCACTGGTCGATCCTGTATTCGAGTACTTCCGAGGGCTGTCGAGCAACGGCGTGGCGATGCTCGTCCCGAGCCACGCGAACCTCGGACGCGACGGGCCGTACTGGCACGTTGCGCTGTCCTGCCCCTTCTATGTCGATGACTTCGATCCCTGAGGACTGACCCATGGCCGATACCAACAGAGTCGCACTCGCGTACCAGAAGGAGACGGCCTTCGCCGAGGCGCTTGGCGCTAACGTCGCCTGGAAGGCGCTGCGCACGACGGGCGAGAACGCGATCACCAACATGGAGTACGTGACGTCCAACGAACTGCGCTCGGATCGGCAGATCGTGGACCGCATCCGCCAGAACATCTCGGCCAGCGGCCCCATCAACGGCGAGCTGTCCTACGCCGCGTGGGACGACTTCCTGGAATGGGCGCTGCTGTCGGACGCGACCTGGCCGGCGATGATCACGGTCAGCGTGACGGCATCGACAAACAACGTCACGGTGGCGACGGCCGGCGGCAACTCCACGATCACGGCGGCCTCGTCGGTCTGGATCTCGGGCGGCCTGTCCGCCACCACGGATGTCGGGCGCTGGATCTCGTTCGACGGCGGCTCGTCGGGGCTCGCCGCGAACAAGCGCTACTGGCGCATCGTGTCGGTCTCGGCCACGGTCATCACTGTCAACGGCGTCATGTCGGCCGAGACGCTGACGACGGGCACCGTCACGGTCAAGCGCGGCAAGTACGTCACGAACGGCGTGACCGCGTCCTCGATGGCGCTGTTCCGCCAGTACACCGACTTGGGCGGGGAGTTCGAGGTGTTCTCCGGGATGATGATCGACACGATGGGGCTGGAGCTGAACAGCTCGGGCATCATCACCTGCAACTTCGGGATGGTGGGCAAGCGCGGCGTCTCGACGACCACGGGTGGATCGACGGTCTACCCGACAGGCAGCGGGACGGCGACGCTGACGCCGGCCCCGACCAACGCAGTCATGAACAGCGTGGACCACGTGCCGCTCATCCTGGAGGCAGCGGCGAGCACGGCCTGCACGCAGTTCTCGGTCAACCTCAATAACAACCTACGGGCACGACAGCAGATCGGCACGCTGGGGGCCATCTCGGTCGGAACGGGCGAGTGCGACGTGAGCGGGCGGTTCCTCCAGTACTACGCGACCAAGGCCATCATGGACGAGTACCTCAACGCGACACCGAGCGAGGTCTCGCTGGCGTTGCAGGAGACGGGCCTGGGAGACAACGCCTACGTGCTCGACTTCCCACAGCTCAAGTTCACGGCCGGGCGGCGCGTGGCTGGCGGCAAGAATCAGGACGTAATCGGCGAGATGGAGTGGATGGCGTACATGGACCCGACGCTGGGCTTCACCTTCCAGATCGCAAGCTGGACCTGATCCGATGGTGAGACTGAACAGCCTGGAAGTGGACGCCGCGCTCGAGGTCGAGGGCGTGTGGACCGAGCGGCGCAGGGCCGGCTACCGGCTCAAGGTCGCCTACCTGAGCAATCCGCGCTACGAGGCGCACATCCGCCGGGCGGCGCGGCTGACGCCCGAGCTGGCCGACCCGGACGCGGATGCGGCGATGGATGTCGTGGCCGAGGCGCTCGCGCGCTTCGTGCTGCTGGACTGGGATGGCTTTGAGGGCGACGACGGTGCGCCGATGGCCTACACGCCCGAGATCGGCCAGCGCGTCCTCGCCTCGCCGGGCTTCCGATGGTTGCGCGACGACGTGATCGCGGAGAGCAGCCGCATCGAGAGATACAGGAGGGAACGGCTGCAAGCCGACGCGGGAAAATCCGAGACGCCGTCTCCTGGGAGTGCGAATGGGGCCGCTTCGTAAAGCTGCTGGAGGAGAACGCCAAGCTCGGCGTCAAGGTCTCGGCGCTGGAGCGCCGGCCGACGATTCCGGTGCGCCTGCTGCGCGCGTGGGCGATGTTCGGGGAGCTGTGCGCATCGCGCGCGATCTCGGACGGCGTGCCCTGCGGGCTAGCCTGGACCGAGATGGCGGCGGCCTTCGACATCAACGGCATCGAGCCTGGCGAGGACCAGAGGGAGATGGCGGCCCTGGTCCGCGCCGCGGACTCGGCCTGGCTGGCGCACGTCTTGGAGTCTCGCCGTGGTGACGATCAGTGGGCCGGTGGTGGCGCTGGGCCTCGACGCGCGGGGGATGCAGCGCGGGGCCGACCAGGGCGCGGCGGCTCTCGGTAAGGTCGAGACGTCGGCCGTCAAGGCCGCGCAGTCACTCGCGCGTATCGAGCAGCAGTTCGGGCGCTTCGGCCAGCAGGGCGGGCTACTCGTCCCGCAGGCGATGGTCCAGGTCGAGCAGAGCGTGACCAAGGCGAGTTCGGCGGTCACGACATTCGCCGCGACGTTCACGCGGCGGTTGACCAACGTGGCCGGCTACGCCAAGAGCTTTGCCGCCAACATCGGGCGACAACTCGTGCTGGCACCGGTCTTCGCGGGACTGAATCTCGCCATCGGGGCCGTCGTCACGGGAGCGGGCCTGCTCATCGCCAAGCTGATCGAGACGGGCGACGCGGCCGAGTTGTCGGCCGAGAGGATGGAGCGCCTCACGGCCGCCACCGAGGCGTACAAGCGCGCCTCGGCGACCGTGGCGGAGGGCGTGCTCGCGGGACCGCGTTACGCGGCGGCTGGCGACCGCGCCGGCGAGCTGCGCCTGCAGGAGGACCGCCTCCGCGTCCTGCGCGAGCAGTACGACATCCTCGCCAAGATGGAGCGAGGGGCGGCAGTCAGGCCCTCGTTCTTCACCGGCTTGGGATTGAAGGCGCCTCCGGGCGCCGAGATGGCCACCGGATACAGCAGCCGATTTGATCTGAGCCAGGCCCAGTATCGCCCGCAGCAGGCGATGGAGGCCGTTGCCGCTGAGATTGCTCGGCTCGAGGCGCTCGCTGCCAATCGCAAGGAGGATGAGGCCGGGCTCCTGGCGCTGGAAAAGGAGCGGGCGGTTCTGGTTCAGCAGGAGCTGGATGCCGTCGAGCGCATCCTCAAGGCACGCATGGAGGAGGAGGCCGCGCGGCGGGCCGCAGGTGAGGCGGCGGGTGAGCGGCTCATGGACATCTCGTCATCCGTGGCGCGGCGCGAGCAGGTCGCGCTGTTCGGCGAGGAGGTCGTGGCGCGGCGCGAGCTTGTCGCCAGCATCCGGGGAAGCCTGGAGACGCAGGAGGAAGCGGGCCTGGTGGCCGCCGAGTCGAAGGCCGCGATCGAGGAGTCGATCCTTGCCAGTTACGACCACGCGGTGGCGCTGGAGGATGCGGCGAAGGCGGCCAAGACAACGGTGCGGGTGTCGCAGGAGGTCTCGCGGCAGCAGGCGCAGATGCAGGCGACGCTATCGTCTTCGATCACCAACAGCACGACTAACTTCGTCACCGGCATCGACTCTGCCAGCGAAGCCCTTGGAAGCTTCGCCAATCAGCTCGCCAACATCTTGATCCAGCAGGCTGTCGAGCCCTACGCAGAGGCTGGGGCGGCGGCGCTCACGTCGTACCTGAGCACCAGCGGAACGGCTACCCCTTCCGCCAAGGGCAACGCCTTCGCGGTCGGCGGGGTCGTCCACGCGCCGACGCTGTTCCAGTACGGCGCGGGCTCGCTCGGGATCATGGGCGAGGCCGGCCCCGAGGCGGTGCTGCCGCTCAAGCGCGGCGCGGACGGGCGGCTGGGCGTCGCGGCGGATGGCGGCGGTTCTGTAGTCGTGAACATGAACATCCAGACGCCCGACGTGGGCGGCTTCCGCGCCAGCCAGCGCCAGATCGCCGAGCGACAGGCCATGTTGATGAGGGGCCGCTGATGTCCGCCTTCCACGATGTGCTGTTCCCAACCACGATCAGCTACGGCTCGGTCGGCGGGCACGGCTTCTCGACCGCCATTATCCCGGTGGACTCGGGGGTGGAGGAGCGCGTAGCGCGCTGGAGCCGCCCGCGGCGCAGGTACGACGTCGCCTACGGGATCAAGACCTACACGCAACTCCAGGCCGTCCGTGACTTCTACGTAGCGCGCAGCGGGCCGCTCAACAGTTTTCGCTTCCGCGACCCCCTCGACTACAGCACGAGCGCGTCCGTGACGCCGGACATCGACTGGCCGTCGGCCAACCTCCACACGAACGTCGACGCCCTCCTCGGTGTCGGCGACGGAACGACGACGACGTTCCAGCTTCGCAAGGAGTACACGAGTGGGAGCACAACGGCTTACGTCCCGATCACGAAGCCGGTCTCTGGCACGGTCAAGGTGTCGCTGGATGCCGTCGACCAGTCGTCGGGATGGTCCGTCAACCTGACGACGGGCGTCATCACCTTCACCGTCGCCCCGTCCGCGGCCGTCATCGTCAAGGCCGGCTGCGAGTTCGACATCGAGGCCCGCTTCGGGGCCGAAGTGGACGCCTCACTCCCCATCTCCGCGGATCAGTTCAGCATCGGCTCGGTGCGCAGCATCCCGCTCATCGAAGTGATCTCCGGCAACACCGTCAACGAGGAGCGGTTGGCGCTGGGCGGCGGGCGCAAGGCGTTCACGTCGAGCATCTCCATCGCGCAGCACGAGGGGATCACCTGGGAGTTGACGCCGGCCTCGTCCGGGCTCGTCGTCACGGTCGAGACGGCCGCCGATCTGCCGTCGGGCGGTCCGCACTATATGTTCTACAATGCTGGCGCCGACAGCCTGACGCTCAAGGGCGGGGCCGCGACGATTGCCACGCTCGCGGCCGGAGCCGATGCAACGCTGTGGATTTGGAAGGTCGCGGGCGTCAACACCTGGAAGGCCGTCACATGATCAGCAAGGCGGCCTACTTCGGCGGGACCTACAACAGCGAGGCGTTCACCGGCACCATCGCGGTGCATCCCAGCGCCGGCAAGACGTGGCGGCTGGCAGGGTCATCGACGCCCGTCGTGCAGATGCACGATGCCCGCACCTTGAAGGTGGACCTGATTGCCGCGATCTGGAACAGCGGCGCGAACCTCATCACGGTGAAGGACGCCGCGGGCGGGACCATCGGCACGATTGCATCCGGCGCGGTGAAGATTCTGCACCTGTTCGACACCTCGACGCAGGCCGGGGTGTGGCGTCTCCTGTCGCGGAGCTTCCTGTAATGGTCATGCCCATCCGGTACATCGACGGCTTCGACTGGTGCGACCAGACGCACGAGCTGATCTGGTACACATCCGGAGCATGGGGCGCGCCCGTCGCCGGCAGGCACGGCGTCGGGCAGGCCATTGACGGCGACTTTAGCAAAGCGCTGCTCGGCGGCCCTTACGAGTACGCCAGCGCGGGCATCGCCTTCAAGCCGACCGGCTTCGGCACCAGCGTTCTCCGTTTCCGGGCGAACAGCGTCACCGTAGTCAACTTGGTATTCGACTCCAGTGGCTTCCTCAGAGTGGAGGGGGCTGGCGGTGCGACTCTCAGCACATACTCCGGCTTCCAGGCAAATCTGAACGTCTGGTATCACTTCGGTCTCGCAGCGCGTTGCCACGACACACTCGGAGCTGTCCGAG